CCGGTTCCGATGCCGGCTTCTCCTCGTACACGAACGGAAAGCGAGGTAGCCTAGGGCCACCAACACTCCTGCGGTTAAGCAGCCGGAGGGCCTTGTGAAGGCCGTCCGGTCCGTCGAGCACGTCGCTCGCGAACTTAGGGACAAGGGTGTATGCACGATGCTCAGCACGCTGTAGCGCTGAACTCGTGCGCCCTACGTAGGGCGGGACGTCCTCACCTTGAGGACCCCCCACCCTAACCAGCCCAGAACTCGTTGCAGTCCCGTAAGGGAAGGCTCCGAGCCCTCGGACGAGGAAGCCGTCAAGCTTCCTTACCGTGCCCGGGAACAAACCGGTCGCGGCAAGCTGGTTCCTAAGAGAGACGGTTGACGCCGTCTCAACTGCCGTAGTGGTCGAAGCCGAAAGGGGCTGACGTACCTTAACGTAGGACACTGAGTGCCCCGCGTAGTAGTCAGCTCCACACGACTCCCTAAAGAAGCCCTTTACAAAGGACTTCTTCGAGTTCACCTTGAAGCCAAAAGCTTCGAGATGATCGACCACCACACTGTACTTGTCAGCCGGCACGACTATGTCGTCACCGAAGACAATTACATCGTTGATCACTGACCGATCTATAGGAAGGAGAACCCTCCCACCCCTTGTACGGGGGGCCAGGGCGAGCACGGCGATAGCCGTGAACACCATGGCTTCAATCGGAAAGCATACAGCCGAACCCATGCTCGCAAACTTATTGAGAGCATGGACCGTACCATCCGGCAACTCTGCCGAATCTGACCTACAAGCGAAGAGGGCGTCCCGGAATTCCGGACGCCCACTGCAGAGCTCGGCGACAAGCCGGGCACTGACAGAATCGCTTGCACTGGACAGGTCAATGGTGGCGATACCGCGATTTTCCGACCCTTTCTGGGCGGCTCGACGGTTATCGTCACTCGTCGTGAAGCGTGGTGGTAAGCCACGTCTCTCGATCGACTTGACCAGCGCGGCCATGAGTCCCTGTTGCGCGTACATACGCCACGAGGGCTCGACAGCAATGGTCCGAGGACCCTTTGCGGTCTTTGGTACGAACGCCACCCTGACTGGGTGGTCGCTAGGCTGGATGTATTCGATACCTGATGCGATCGCATGGCGGTCGCTGTATCGACAGTACTGCCAGGAGGGGAAGAACGGTTCTAACCGCTCCTCCCATCGGGAAAACCGCCACCTAGAATTAGGTAGCAGTTTCTCCTGGCTGGCGCCGTTGCCGTGCTTTGTAAGCAGGGCGAAGGCGTCAAGCTCCGAGATAACATCCCGGAGCACACCGTCGAACAGATCTGCAAAGACTGCCTTCAGTTCGGCAGTTGCTCCCCGCACTGCACGGGCGTCGACCTCCAGGTATTCCTGGAGCGCCCGAGCGGTATAGCGCGGAGCACATTCCGTCCGCATCTTGGCTGCAAAGCCAGTCAGCTGACGAATAATGCGAATTGCAGTAACATCAGGATTTGGTCGAATCTGACCATCCCTCTGGAACACGCGGGAGACAAAACCTCGCAGGAATGCGGGGAGCTGTCCATCCTTTCGGAAACCCGGAACGATGACGTCCCAAGCGCCGTTCTCCAGTGCGGCTTCAAAGCCCACACGGAACGCGTCCAGCGTGATTGTGAGAAAGGGTTCGCCCTCCTCACGATAGCGATCGCGGACTGTTTTAAGGTCACGCGAAGGGTCGATGTTGTACAGACTACACGAATCGCTGAGAAGCGACTCGAACAGAGCTACGAGGCTTTTCATGGTCCCTCTCCTTAAGAGGTGATCATCCAAGTTCCCGTGACTCTAGCGTCGCCAGTCCGTTAGGACTGACCCTGCACGATGTCAGCGATCAGGCCGCTCGTACCGTCGACGTAGTCGACGAAGAGCTGAGCGTGGTCGATGACCTCCTGCGCCGTGAACCCCTGAATGGGGTGGTCGATCACGATGTGAACCGACTGCTGGTACTCTCGATTCTGAGAGGGCAGCAGCGGGTCCGACGCGATCTTCCTCTGGGTGAGCTTCACCACGTGCCTCACGCGCGAGTTGCGCGAGTGGTCGACGGTGAGCTCCCGAGTCGTGTCCGCGGATGCGAACCGACCCAGAGCCGTGGAAACACGGTCCAGATCAGTAGCGCTGGGAGTGGTGGGCAGGGACTGAGGGTCAGCCAGTGCCATGGTGTGTGCTCCTTTCAGGGAACATATACCTCCATAAGGTACGATGCGGTCAGGACTTTCCTGGCCGCCCTCCGTAGTGCACGGAGGACCGAGGTACGCTATTTGCGTACCTTTGGCTGCAAACCCAAAGCAAACGACCCACCAAGGGCCGCGAGTGCGGACCACTGGAAGGAGTTGAGGTTGGTGAAGTTCGTGTAAAAACCGAACGGATCCGCCCTCTCGCGTTGTTTAGTTTCCTCGACTCGTTCGTAAAAGACCGAGCCGGGGACAACGCCTCCGCCGCTGTAGTGCCCGAAGGCACCACTGCCGACCAGTGTATGAGTTCGCTTCGTATGGCACATTACGTAGCCATACTCGCACGTGACGTTGTAGTCTGCGATGACCTGACGGGCTTCCAAGAAGTCCCCAGTATTCGCAAACCAGTCAACCATAAAGGAGAACGGGATCAAATCCCAAGCCACCTTGACATCGAGGCCAAGCCCCGAGATCTTGTCCAGATACTTGAAGAATTCACTGCATTGCTGCAGCCAAGTATCGGTATCACCAGTAGCCATCCGGTAGGATGCTGAATACCAGATTCTCTGTTCAGCCGTTGTGAAACGGCTGTAGTTCCCGAAGTAGACCCAGGTATTACCTGTGCGCTTCGGGTAGAGAATGCCACTGTGATGTGTGCTCGCTACAGCCTGGAAAGGCTCAGCGTATCTCCTCCTGCGTAGTCTCTTCCATCCCTGTCGGGAGACGACCTCGGCCAATTGCCGAGATCGTGAGATCGAGTCCGCGAGCGCGTCGAGAGACGCAACCGTGGGCCGAGCTCCGAAGATGTACGCCAAGTAGTCGTCAGCGGCAGCCCTGGCATCAGCCAGGGACAAGCCTTCGATCTGACGATGACGCCAGTACAACGCCTCTTCCATCTGGTCGAGGCGATATACCTTTTGCCGGCGAGAAGCCAGCCGCTTGGCATTGGCAGCTCCGAGCCCTCCGACAGTAGCCCTTATCGGGTTAGTCGCGAACTCCATGAGCACCGTGCCAAGGTCTGCCTGATCCCTATTAGGGAGGGCGGACAGGTATAGTCGCTGTCCCTTGTCTCTGAGGACCTTTCCTGTAGGAACAGGTCGAGTCTCAGTGGTGGGGAACTTTGACGTAGTGACGTCAGAAGAGCGAGGAGCCCAGTTCTCATTACGATAAGCTGGAGAATGCTCCGTCGCGGGGATTGTGAAGTGTACGGGCTTGTTATGCTCGCGCACCCGGTCGACACGAAACTGTGCCAAACCGACATCACCCCACGACTCGTTCGCTCTTTGGAGAGCGTGGTGGAAATCACCACGGTTTGTAGGGTCAGCAAGGAACTTGTCCACCTCGTCCTTTTCAGTACGAGGAGAGCCTGTTTCGGAAGAATCCGACATGGTCTCTGAAAGGTTCAAGTACCCGCC